CCCTGCATTTTTGATGGACCGAGTGCGCGGCACGAACAAAGAAGAGATAGAAGCCGATGCGCGGAACATCATGAAGATGTGGGTGAAGGACCGGAACATGGTGGACAACGTGCGCAAGACCACGGGTCGACCACAATCGGGGACCGGGAAACAGGTAAGCATGTCAGCCGATGACGTGAAGAATATGACTCCCGAGGAAAAGAGACGGTGGGCCGAAACGGCCACAGATGAGGAATATGCAGCCGTGTTTGACGAGCTGCATTCGTAAACAACTGATAGGAGACAAGAGCAAATGGCACTAGCGCACTTCGTACCGGAGATTTGGTCCGGTCGAGTACTGGCGCGTTTGAACAAGGCTCTTGTGTACCGGAACGTTTGTACGACCGAATACGAAGGGGAAATCACCGGCTACGGTGACGTTGTGAAAATCAACGAAATCGGGCCGATCTCCGTCAATACATACAGCGCTACCTCAACGGGGGCGCTCACCGTGCAGCAACTTACCGATGCGCAAAAGCTTTTGAAAATCGACCAGATGAAGTATTTCGCTTTCTGGCTCGATGATGTGGACAACGCGCAGACGAAACCCAAGCTGCTCAGAGAAGCCATGGACGAGGGTGGCTACAGCTTGGCGAACGATATTGACTACTACATTTCTCGGCTTTACTCGGATGCGGGCCTGGCCATCGGGGGTACCTCGGCTACGGGTGTGGACGTTTCGTCAACGAACGTACTGAAGTACCTGAGTCTGGCGCAGCAAAAGCTGGATGAGGCGAACACTCCCATGGTGGGGCGGTGGATTATCGTTCCCCCGTGGTTCGCGCAGAAGATGACGCTGTCCAAGATTGCGTTGGACACGTCCAACTCTGCTACCCTGGGGACGGGGTTTTTGGGTCGGACCCACTATGGGTTTGACGTATATGTAAGCAACCAGGTGTACCACGCTTCGGGCACCGACCGGGCGGCTATTCTGTGCGGGTACCGGGGAAGTATTGCCCTGGCCGTGCAGGTGCTTTCCACCCGGCAGGAGTCTTCAGGGACTATTGGGTTTAAGACTCTGATTAAGGGCTTGGTGGTCTACGGCGCGAAGGTTATTCGTCCGAACAACCTGGGTGTGCTGTGGGCTGACTATACTGCGGAGGCGACCTAATGGCTGCGCATACTGCAACGATTATTAACGCTCCCAGCAATGCTACGGACTATGCTCCTGTTTTGTGGTCTTCGTTTGCTAGCGGCGCGAACAACATTGCTTTTGATGTCAGCGGCAAAGATGCAAGCAAGTTGCTTATTCTTGTAGCCGGACATTCTACCCTGCCTTGCAGAATATTTGTTGGCACCTCAGATTCGCGGTCCAGTCATACGAGCATGAGTTATCCGTACTCAGCTGCAAAGTTGGGGCGGGTGGTTATTAAGACCACGGTTGTGGGCGATGGACACGCGCGTTCGATTTTCAAAAGTACTAATTCTTCTGCCGGGGCAGGAGATACCGAAGTATTCGCCATCTATGCCATCGGTCCTTTTGAGACTGCACGATTCAAGGACTCTGATGGGAAGATCAACATTTGTCGTGGTATTACCACGGCGGGGGGTGCATCTCATTCCAGCGATGCTCAGTACATTGCTGGCATTCTGATTCCGTAACCATTCGGGGGCGGGCCTAAAAACCCGCCCCTTATTTATTTGAAAGGAAACTATGAGTCCCACCAAGACCAGAAATAGAAAGAAGAGTTCTCCGGTTACTGTCATTCCGCGAGACGAGACGGTTTATGTCGAGGTTAAGCCGGCTGAACCCGAGGGCGGGATGGATGTTCCTCTGTTTTGCCAGAAAGAACTACTGGCTATTATCGGTACCGCAGACCCTACCCGGCAGGCTGCACCTTATGAAGATAAGAACTTTGAGGTGTGGGGGGTGGCGGTAGCATCTACCTATCCTGATGTCAAACGGCTAGATGTACAGTTTGAGATGCACACCGATGGGTATTGGAAGAAAGACCCCAATGTTACTAAACGATTGGCGGAAACTACTGTACCCATCTATATGCACGACCACTACGAGGAGATACCCAACTCGATAAAGTATCCGGTTGATATTGTAACCAAATATCGAAGGTATTTCACCAACTCGATTGCCTACATGCAAGCGCTTGCGTTTCACTCGTTCATCATGACGGGGAAACCCAAGCATGTTGCGATGTTCGGTGTACACATGGAATCCAGCGAGGAGTACACCGAGCAACGCCCGTGTTGCGAATATTGGCTAGGCCGGATGGAAGGCGCGGGCATGGACATTGAGCTTGCGCCTGGGGGGGCTTTGCTGGCTAGTGTAGGGCTGTATGGGTACGAGAATTACAACCCCGTATGCTGGGAATTGCGTCAGCGAATATTTGGTCTTCAGAATGGCGTCAAGCAGTCTGAAGCTGAGGTTAAAAAGTGGGAGCTTCAGAAGGCCAAAAATGAAGGCGCGATTAATGAGGACGAAATGATACTGCGGAAGTTCCAGAGAGGAGAATGGAAATAACATGGGTGACGGCGGATTGATGCGTGCTGCCGGCCTACAGATTGCCGGCGCAGTCGAATCAGATATTATCGGCCCTTCCACGGGGTCTACAGATTACACCACCTGTGCATGGGGTGCGGGGTGGTGTCGATTGGAAGTACTTTCGAGTGCTGCGGTGTTGGCCGCTGTTACTGCTCCGTCTGTACATGGAGCGACCAAAATCAACTCTGGATCCACCTATCCGCAGAACTGGCATTTTGATGCCGGAAAGATTACGGGGGTGCGGTTCGCCACGAAGACGACCGGGTACCTGCTGATGGCGCACCGACGGATACTGTTGTAGGAGTACTCCATGGCGCTGTTGACGGTTGCCGAGTGTCAAAGTTTGCTTAGACTCACTACCTCGCAATACAGCACACAGATTGCCACACTTATTCCCTGCATCGAGCGGGATATCTGTCTACACTGCAACAACTGGTTTGTCGATACGGTGATTTACCGTGAGGCGGTGGGGGGGATAGCGTTTGCGCGCGGCGATACCTCCACGGGGACTACCTCCCCCGATACCATCACAGACGACCAGGATTATTTCACCACGATTGGCTTCCGGGACGGTACGGACATCGTTGTATTCGGTGGGTCCAATGAGGGTATCTATACCATATCCAGTGTCACTACAGACACCCTTACCCTTACCTCTACCGGAGAGGTGGAGGACCAGGACCAGGATTTGTCGCATCATAGTGTGGGACCCATCAGGATAGCGCGTATCAACTGGCCGCGGAACTTGAAACCCATCGCGGCACAGATGGTATGGAGTCTGTTGGACAAACCCCGGCAAGGGGATGTCAAGAGCGAAAGCATCGACGACTACTCAGTGACGTTCGCGGGGGAACACATGTACCCCAGTCGGTTGGTACAGGGATTATCTCCCTACCGACGGGCCATACTGATATGAGTATCGAAGACTACTACACCGAGAGCGTATCCATCATGCGCTACACCACCTCCACGGGTTGGGGGGATGAGCCGGGGTGGAGTACGTCTAGTGAGGCGGCGGCTATCTCGGCATCGGTGAACCCTATCGGTGGGATGGAACGGTATGCTCAGGACCGGGTGACGTTGTTCGCGGACTACAAGCTGCACTGTTCAAGTACGGTGGACCTGGACGAGAACGACCGGGTGAAGTGGGGGACGAAGATGTTTAACGTGGTGTTTGTGAAAGACACGTTGAATATGGGCCACCACAAAAGCGTACTGATGAAAGGCGTGTGATGGGCTGGACGAAGATGGACGCTGCGGCCGTCCTTGGTAAAGCAGTAGAGGCGGCGCTAACCAAGGTGGCGATGAAGATAGAGGGCGATGCCAAGGAACTGTCTCCTTACAAAACGGGACGATTGCGAGGGAGCATAACGTATCGTATCGGGAGCAAGGGGTCAAGTCCTGAGGCGCCGGCCGGCCCGAGTGATGTTGTCAGTAACTCGCCCGATAAGTTCACGGCGCATGTTGGAACCAACGTAAAATATGCGCAGCACATGGAATATGGAACTGCGCGGAGCGCGGCCCAACCGTATCTCCGGCCGGCGCTGGACAACAACCGGAAAACGGTGCAAAAGATATTCTCCGAAGAGCTGAGCAAGCAACTGAGGGCGGCGAATGGCTAGTACCGACATCGAACATGCGCTATTTGTACAACTCACCTCTACCAGCTCCGCTACGGCCGTTATTACGCAGCAGGGGAAACGGTTGTACCTGGACGTGGCGGACTCTACGGGGGCGCGACCGTACACGGTGTACCAGCTCATCAGCGACCCTCATGACTCATTGTTCTACGGAGTGGAAAACTCGGGTCGAGCCAGGGTGCAGTTTGTCAGTTATTCCACAAGCCGATTCAAGGCGCGGACCGTTTCCCGTGCGGTGCGGACGAATATCAATCATTACCAGGGGTCCATGGACGGGCTGACGGTGTACTCGTGTAAATGTGGGTATCCCGCAGTCAGAAGAGACCCGGAGGCGATAGTGTATGCGGCGCGGTTTGATGCGCTGATAGAATACGCGGGGGGCTAACTGCCCCGTTCTCATACCTGGCCCGCTTCGGCGGGCCTTTTTTATTAGGAGAAAATAGATGGCCTTAGTAGAAGGTTGGGACGGAAATATAAAAGTCGGCGCGAACGCAATGGCGAATATGAGCCATTTCAAAATCAATTTTGTCCAGGAGTCCATTGATAACACGGCGTACGGAACTACGGTGCAAGACCGGTCATTTCTTCCGGGGCTGCGGGCGCATACGGTGGAGTTCTCGGGGTTGTACAACGGTTCTAGCGGTCAACTTACGCTCACCGGCAAGATGAAAAAGGGTGGCACTCCGAGTCTTACCAGTATGAGCTTTATCACCACGGGGAGTAAGGGCTATAAGGGTACGATCCTGGTAGAAAGCATAGGAGTTGACTCGAACGTTGATGGAGTGGTGGCGTTCTCGGGCTCGGGTAAGGCAAGCGGCGGTCTGTCCACCGTCTAAGGAGTCAACATGGCAGAGATAGAAGGATGGGACGGTGGGATTATCGTTGGCTCTTCCGTCGTCGATGGGATGAGCCATTGGAAAATCAACTTCGTCCAGGAGGCGCTTGAAAATACCAACTTCGGCACCACGACACCCGACCGTGCGTTTCAACCCGGACTTCGGGCGCATAGTGTGGAGTTCTCGGGATACTATGACCCCTCCGATGCAGGTCAGGACCATCTGACGGATAAGATGACCAAGGGCAACACTCCGTCAATGACTACGATGGTTTTCCTGGAGAACAAAACCACGGGGGCGAAAAGCGGCTGGACGGGGGTAGTGCTGGTGGAAAGCCTGGGCATTGATAGCCAGGTGGATACGCTGGTGACCTATTCAGGCTCGGGAAAGGTTTCGGGCGGCCTGGACACGTATTCGACGGCATAAGAAGAGGATTTTATGGAACTGAATATTAGCGGCATTTATACATACGTACCGAAATGGCGGGGCAACGATAAACTTCCCGAGCAGGACCGAATTACTGTGGAGTACCGATACATGACCCCCGAGGAAGAGGAACGGTTTACCGCCTACACCCCCGTGTACAGAGGTGAAAACCATTCGGAGATGGAAATCAAAATCGATTCCAAAGCTCTGGCGATTTGGAATACCTGCGTCCTCAAGGTGGACGGAATAAAAGATGCCGTGACCAAGGGGAATGTAAACGACCCCAAGAAGGTATCTACCATTCCGGGCACATACAAACTCATCACTGAAGTGGTGGCGGTAATCAAAAAGGGCCTGGACGAGGAAGAACTAAAAAACTCCGCATAGCCTTTGGGTGCTGGCTCAAAGGCTATCATAACAAGGTCAAGTATTTCTCCAGCCTGCAAAAGGACTCTCCGGATATTGTCGGGGGATATCGGATAGACCGCCGCAAGGTTGGGGAGTATTTGACTCCAGCGTTCTGGAAAGTGTTTGCGATTTGGAAAAACGTGGATCGGTGGGGATGGCCTGATGGTAGTGGATGGGGGAAACAACCGGTCCCCTTGTTGGCGGTGGTGAGCATGTTCGATAACGAGTTGAGGGGATGGCAGGAGAATCATGGTAAGTGAAGAGCTTCTATTAGTAGTAAAAACCGAAGTCAACAAAGCCATCTCTGACATGCGCAAGTTTCAGGGGGAAACCGGGCTTGCGCAGAACAAAATACTATCATTTGCCAAGGCTGCTATTGCGGGGTATGCCTCCATCGCCGGCGCGTCCAAACTGCTCCGGGGTGCGTTTGACGCCACGCAGTACGCGGCCGAGTTTGCCCAAATAAAAAGCGCTTTCGACTCCATGACTTCCCGTGTCGGGGTGGACTCCGCCCGGGTGATAGCCTCCCTCAAGGAGATGTCCGGCGGGACCATCGCCGAGCTGGACCTGGTACGTTCCGCTTCCCGCGCTTCCCTGCTCGGTTTGCCGATCGACAAGTTTGATGAGCTGATGCAGATAGCCCGTGCTTCCGCTACGGCCACGGGCGCGAGTGTGCAGCAGATGTTTGACGATATTGTGGTCGGTATCGGCCGGTCTTCCCCGATGATCCTGGATAACCTGGGGATCACGGTGAAGATCGAGGAGGCCAACCAAAAGTACGCCAAAAGCATTGGTAAAACCGCGGAAACACTAACCGTTGCCGAAAAGAAGCAGGCCATGCTTAACGCCGTGTTAGAAAGCGGCAGGACCATCATGGAGCAGGTGGGGGAGGCCGGCCAGGTGGTGACCGACTCTGAACGGTGGCAGCGGGTGACAGCGGCGGCAGCGGAGCTCAAGAAAGAAGTTGGTATCGCGATGCTGCCGGCCTTCCGGTCTGTGGCCAACCTCACGGCTGAGTTCGTAGGGAATATGGCCGAGGCGCAGCGGATAACCAACATCCTCCGGGACATGGAGAAGGGAACCGGAACACGGTCTACTCAGGAGATGTTGGACGCCGTGAACGCCAAGATCAAAGAGATGGAAGCGTTCATGGGATCTTCCGAATGGACCCGAAACCCTGAGCAGTTGGCACTCGAAGCGCAGCGGGACGCTTTGATGCAGAAGCTCAAATACGAGGAGCTTGTCCGGCAGGCGCAACTTGCTACATCTGCCGAAGCCAAGAAAGCTGCCGGGGAGGCTGCCAGACTGGCGGGTATCGAGCTGAAGCAGAGAGAGAAAGTTGCGGCCCAGCTAAAGCGCATTCAGGACGAATGGGCGCAGACCCCGGAAGGTATCGAAGAGGCCACGCGGGCGGCTATCCGGTTTTACGAGGCGGTACTCAAAAACGAAAACACTGAGGAGACCTATCGCATGGCTCGGGACCGGCT